ACGAAATCAGGGCCTTGGTGTCCTTGCCTGCAAAGGCAGAGGGTTCGGGTCTTGCTGGGGAAACGGCAGCCGTAGAGGTCAGCCCTGAACCTACTGCACCGCAAGGCTTGGCATCGAACGACAACATCAAGAAACTATCGGGCCGTGAGTATCAAAACCTCATGCGTATCGTGCGTCAGTATATGCAGGAGAAAATAACTCTTGAAATGGCTCGGACGATGCTATCAGCCGGCTTCGGTTTGTCTGCCCAAGAGATTGACACGATGCTCGGAGTGCAGTCCCAAGAGTTCAGCGAACCTCAATGGGGTCAAGAAGACGACGAGGACTACGGATGGGGCGAAGAAGAATTTAAGGTCTTGGAAGTGGTTGCAAGCAAGTTCGGATGCCATGCAGACGATTACCATGTGATGCACTCCAAGCCGATGCGGTTCGACACCAACATCGACGAAAACATACGGTTGGCCTTTGCCGAACTGGGCGAAGAAGAAAAAGAATTGGACAAGAAGATTGAGGCTTACCGCAAGAAGAACCGGGACGCATCGGTTGAAGAAATGGCCAAGGAGTTCGGGGTTAGCAAGGCGAAGGTCGCCAAGCGTGTCGCTTACCTAATCACAAAGGACCGCTACCCAATCAGCAGGGCCGTGGACAAGATAGCCGAGCAGAACCTGCCCAAGAACGTGAAGGAAGTTGCAGAGCCAGTCTTGGAAGTCCGCTACAAATACGCATGGGCCACAGGGTTCAGCAACAAGGACAAAGGCTCCAGCCGTGAGTTCTGCAAGGTCATGCTGGACTTAGCCGGGCAGGGCAAGGTTTACACCCGGGACGACATCGACGGGATTTCTGCGATCATGGGCTACTCCGTATGGAATCGCAGAGGCGGTTGGTATCACACACCGAGCGGAGTGAATCGCCCGCAATGTCGCCATGTATGGGAGCAGCAGTTGGTCATCCGTAAAGGCAATAAAATCAGCAAGGCATGAAGGCACTCTTTATAAGCGAAGAAACGCTACTGGACAATAGCATCATAAACGAGAACGTCAGTTACACGCAGATACGGCCTACGGTCATCAAGGTCCAAGAGATGCGGATTCAGCCCATCGTTGGCTCTCCGTTGTACGGGGAACTGGTTACGCAGGTCGTCAGCGGTTCAACGTCTGCCCTGAACCAAACGCTCTTGGAGGACTACATTCAGCCTGCTATGATTCAATGGCTCTACTACGAGTTGCCGATGGTGTTGGCCTTTAAATACATGAACAAGGGGATGGTTCGTAGAACGAGCGAGGAATCCTCCCAAATGAGCATGGAAGAGATTACCCGGCTGACGGATAAGGTCAAGAACGATGCCGAGTGGTACTCCGAACGCATTACCCGCTACCTGATGGAGAACCGCAACGCCTACCCTCTTTGGAACTCGCCTCCTTCTGCTCTTGACACGATCTACCCGAACGCTACCAACTACCGCACCGGGATGGTCTTGGACCGCAACAGGAGGATGGGAATCAGCAACCTTGACTACCCCTACCCCTACGGTCAATTTGGGGCGTGTAATGACTGCTGACGATGGGCGCACACAAAAAAAACATACTGAAACTCCAGAATTATGTCTTGGATAAAAATCAAGCAAGCCCTGCTGGACCTTGCAAATGCTCATCCACAGGTCAACTCGTTCGGGACGGGCGACCCTCTTGCGGTAGGCACGGACAACACCATCAACCTGCGAACCCCAAGCCGTGAGCGAATCGTCTATCCGCTCGTTTTTGCGGACGTTCAGTCTGCAAATACTGACGCTGGCACTTTGGACTTGGTGGTTGGGGTATATTTTAGTGATAGAGTTGAGTCCATTAAGCCGATGGGCGGAGTGGTTTCAGGCAGCCCTACGCTGGGTTGGCAGGATAACGAGGACGAGGTCCTAAGCGACCAGTTACAAATCGCACAGGACTTCATATCAGCCCTTACAAACGACCCAAGCGAGGACTGGACCCTCTCATCCAGCGTCAGCCTTACGAGGTTCGTAGAGAGCCGGGATGACCGAACCGCAGGGTGGCAGGCGACGATGACCTTTGAGATTCCGTACTCTCACTCGGTTTGTGAAATTCCGGTCTAATCTACATTTACAATTAAACGCTAAAAAATGCCTACACCCATATTGCAACAAATGCTCGGCCAAGGTGGTACGATGGAGTTTATCAATGGAACCGTTACCGGGAAAAACTACGACTTCCTTGTAGTCAACACCGCTGCGACCTTCACAACTTTAACAGGAACTGGAAGCGAGAACCTGCTAACCGCTTACAACTTTTCGGGGGCTTCCATATCCGCTGGCATCGTGATAAGCGGTCGCAATGGAGGCAAGATTACTGCGGTAACTCCAAGCGTCGGTTCGGTTATCGGTTTCACATTCCTGTAAGCAATGCTGATAGGTTACGGCTACGGCTATCCAACAAACCAACTGCTTGGTGGTGGCAATCCGTTTTGGCTTGCCTTCAACCAACGTGCAGACGCTGACGGGGCTTTGCCTGCCGAGGCTGCGGTCAATGGATGCCTCCAAACCCGATTCCTCAACTCCTTCCAATCATACGCTTTCTTCGTCTTTTATTCCAACTCTTGGCTGCCGTTTATGCAACGGGCGAATACCGACTCGGCTAACGCTGCGGAGGTTCGCTTCATCAACTGCCTCGAAGTCCGAATGTATAATCTTTTAAACGCATAGCAGATGCCTGCAAGCCCATCACTCCTTATCGTCCCTGCTCGATTCAAGACGGGGAAACTTTACACCCAAATCGCTACGACTTCGGCTGGGTTGGTCCTTGGTTCATCGGGGGACTTCAACGTTACCCGTGGGACTACTGCGACCCGATTCAATTCGGCTGGCTTGATTGAGAGCGTTGCAAGCGGTGTGCCTCGCTTGGATTACTACACCAGCGGTGGAACGGCTGGCTGCCCTGCGTTGCTCGTTGAGCCTGCTGCGACCAATTTTGCACCAAATATCAATTTGATGACTGGCCTCGATACCCCAACGGTATCAGGTGGCGTTACACTTACGACTGGTAGCACGGACTTCCTTGCCCCCGATGGAGCGAGTGGTTCAATCAACAAATACGTTGGAGGGGCAGCGTCTGGAAACACACAAAATTCTCGATATGGAGCAGCGTCCCTTATTGTTACTGCGTCAGGTACTTATCGTTTCAGTTTATTTGTTAAGGCGGGAACGACTAATCCACTGAATTTTTGCGCTATTGCATTTAGTTTATTTACTGGAGGAAGTGGCACGTCCTCATCTTTTTTTAACCTTGCAAGTGGTACCGCTATAACTGATGGGGCTTCGATTGAAAATTACGGGGATGGCTGGTATCGTTGCATTTCCGCCCCTTACACTATCGCATCGAGTGATTTATCAGGAACGGTTTACTTTAACCTTGCGTCTTCAAGCGGTAGTATCTCTTGGTCTGCATCAGGCGCACTCAACTTAACCGCCTACACTTGGGGAGCGCAGATGGAGGCAGGCTCCGTAGCCACCTCCTACATCCCCACAACCACCGCAGCGGTAACCCGCAACGCAGACGTGATAACCCTATCAGGCGCAGTCAGCGGATGCATCGGGCAGACCGAGGGGACGATTTATGCGGAGTTTGAATATAGGACTGATACAAGTACAAGGAGAATTTTAGCATTAAGCGATGGCAGTCAAGCAAATAGGGTTATGCTTATTTTTGCTGCTGGCTCCGTATTTGCTCAAATTAATGCCCAAAACATAAACATTGGAACGCCTGTGGCTGGCTACAACAAGGCTGCATTTGGTTACATTCAAAATGGTGTAAGCGGAACATTAACTGCAAGTTTAAATGGTGCTGCGGTAGTTTCGGGAACATCTGCCACATATCCTGCATCATTAAATACTGTTAATCTAGGCAAAATTGAAGACACAGCAACAACAGGGCAAATTAATTCCCGAATCCGCTCCGCTGCAATCTACACCTCTCGCCTAAGCAACGCTGAACTCATCGCATTGTCAACCCTGTAACGATGGCCTGTTTCCGCAAACTCTCGTTCCCGTCTGCGAACATTGCAGACCAAGTTCTCGCCAAATTGGACCCAATGGATTCGGTTGTAATCCTCGGCCACCTATGCGAACAAGCCGACAAGGAAGGCAACTGCGTCAAGGTCCGCAAGGAGTTCAGCGTTGACGTGCTATTCCACGCAGACGAACCAAACGAACTCACTGCACCCTACATCATTTGGCCCGAACCCTGCGGAGTTCACTCCTTCCTCGGATGGGACGAGCAGTACACCGAGGACTACCACCAACACAAATCACTATGAGAATCTTTCGCAAACGCAACCCCGAAACCCCTAAACTCCCAATAATGAAATCAGCCGTCATCGCTTTACTCCGCCACCTGTTAACCTTCATCGGTGGAACCCTTGTTGCTAAAGGTATCATTGATTCAGCGACCCTTACCGAAATTATCGGTTCCGTATTGACCTTGCTTTCAGTAGGTTGGATGGCCTTGGATAAAACAAAGGGCGAGCCAAACAAGTAATGAACCTAATCGAAACCACCATCGTCGGGAGCGTTGCAGCAATCGTCGGTGGGGCGGTCGCTTGGTTCACCAAGGGCCGTGTCGAATCGGACTCCCTGCAAGTCAGGCAAGCCCAAGCGGTCCTCGCTATGTGGCAGG